TGCCAGCGTCAACTGGCTGATCACATAATCCTGGCTTGCACCCGTTGCCACCGAGATGCCGCGCGCCGCCCGCGTAAACCTTTCGAGTTCGTCGGTGCTGTCGGCAAAGCCCACAGCCATCAGGCGCGTCACATCGGCCAACGCCGTGGCGCGGCTAATCGCACCCCCCGTTGTCTCGTCGTAAGTTTCGAGCAACTGGTTTAGTCGCGCTTGCCCACCGGCCAAACTTTCCGCGGCAACCAGTTGGCGACGGTACGCTGTGGCAATCTGGTCGGAGGCGACGGCGTATTGCACCAGTTCGCGCGCACCCAAGCCGATTCCCAACGCGTTGAGTGCTTGCGACATGCCGCGGCTGGCGGCTTGCACCTCATTTTGGGCGCGGCGCAAATCCGACGTATCAATGACAATTTTTCCGCGAGCGACGCCTAAGTCAGACACATTACACCTCGTCAGTCATTTGATGGGTTTGCCTTGCGCGCCAACGTTGTAGAATTAACAAGCAAACGCTCTGTTCTTTTCACAAAGGAAAACTCATGAAGCCCTGGATCATTTTCGCCCTGCTCTTTGTTGCCTACGCCGCGTTTCGCTTTGCCGCGGGGGACACGTTCACCGGCCCCGCTGCCGCTCGCACCGTGGATAGCTACGACGCCTGCCACATGGCGCAAAAGTTCGTGGTTGATGCGCTCAAAGCCCCCACAACCGCTGAGTTCCCACCGGCGCGCGAGCCGGACTGCCAAACCAGCCAACGCGAGCGCATTTGGGTGGTGACTTCCTACGTCGATTCGCAAAACTCGTTTGGGGCCATGATTCGCTCCCACTACACGGTCGAGATGATTTATTACCCCGCGACAGACACATGGACGCGCGTAGACCTGCAAATCGCCAGTCGCTAGCGCGCAGCCAAACCCAAATTGACGATGCGCTGAATGTCCTGCATCAGCTTTGGCCCCCAGTAGTCGATGGCAGGGGCGATGATCGCATATCTGCCCGCGTTGGCGATTTCGAGCCACACCCCATACGGCACATCATCGCCGTGGGAAAAGACAAGCTCGGTGAGGACGCCTGGGGATTCCTGGGGCGTGACATGCAAGCCCGCGCGCGCATCGCCGGTTCTGTCCGTCCACGGCGCATTGCTTTTCATCCATTGCTCGGCTTCCTCGCCGCGCTGCGCGGCCACGCGCCGCCCTGTCAGCATGATGGTGTTGGTGTACCGCTCTACAAGTTCAGGAAAAGCCAACTCAGGCGACACTTCCCACTGAAAAGCCATCTATTTCACCTCCGTGTAGCCCTCCATGCCGCGAAAGACATTCAGGCCGTTGTCCTGGTGGAACTGGAACCGTTCATCCAGTAGTTCGCCGAGCGTGTATTTCGCACGCGTGCGCTTGCTTGCGCCGCTGCCGGTCTCTACCGTCTCCTGTAGAGCATTCTCTATCAACGTGCCAAAACAGGTCACCGCGGCATCAAACTGATAGGCAACATAGGCATCATCCAGACACATGATCTGGCTGGGTCGGCTGTGCGTCTGCTTGCTGGTCAGATACAGCTTCCACATCTCGTTGCGGTTCGTGACGAAAGGTGGACAACACCTCAGCACGCAACAGTGCCATCTTAAAAACCCATAGCCGGTCAACTATGTCCAGGTAAGGCAACACCGACGCATCCACCAATGCCGCCTCGCACACTACATCCACCGATTGCATAAACGCAACGGCGTCGGCGGCTTCGGCGCGCTGCCTGGTGACGTAGTGTGTCACTGGATCGCTAATTTCGTCGGGAAACTCAACATCATCCGGCTTTTTGCCGAACATCATACGCATGACGAGTGGCGTGAGAATGTCCGGCACTTTGCCTTCCATGAGTAGCCGGTCAATCCGCACAGGCCGCACCTGGATCACCAGGCCGCTCAAGCTCCGAATGGGAATCCCCTCGTCATAGATGCGGCGCAACTCATCCACAGTGAATACAGTTGCCGCGTCCTGGGGCGCGGGCCGAGATTTGAGACTTCGGCCCCCACCCTTTCGTTCCGCCTTCGTTCCCGCCATTAGAAGCCCCCGGTCGTGGTGCGCAGCGGAATTTCCAACGCGGTCGCCGCGCTGAAGTTGCGCAGCTCGTGCATGGAACCGTCATCATCCACGCCGCGGAAGGTGGCACTGGGCAGCATATAGGTGTCCACCTGCGCGGCCAACGCCAGGTTCGAGGACAGCCGCGCCTTCTTGATGAAGATGTGCAGGTCGCCTTCCCCGCCGCTGCCTACCACGCGGCCCGCAATGCCCACATACGCGGGGTCATCGTTGCCGCCAAAGTCCCACGAATAGTAGTCGCCGGTCTTGATGAGCGTGCCCCCCATGATGGTGTCGAAGAGTTCGAGGTCAATGGTGGCAATCTCCAGATTGACTTCCACGGCGATGATTTTAGAGTAAACATCCAATTCAACGTCATCGCCACGAAGCTGGTCGGTCTCTACGACCAAAGACAAGCTCATGTTGCGCGCGCCGCGAATGGTGTGCGCTGTGCCATACGAGTCTGTGGCTAACCACGGCGCGATGCGCATCAAGCGAATACCTCTGTGCACAGTTTGTTCCATCTTTACCACCTTCTTTCACGAATAGTTGCAATCACGTCTGCTGAGATAGTTCCGCTATACTCCTGTTTGTGGTATACTTACAGGAGTAGGACCCAATACAAAACACCAGGCGGCACCTCGCGAGTGCCCCTGGCTTTGAGCAACAGCCGATAGGAGACTGTTACTGTGAACGATCATACCACGCACGATTCCACCCAAGAAATTCCGTACGGTTATTGCCACTGTGGTTGTGGACAGAAGACCAAGATAGCCAAGATTAACAGTGTTGCAAGGGGATGGGTCAAGGGTGAACCCTTGCGCTACCTGAATCGTCATTATGGGCGCCTGCCCGAACCGTCGCGGCCATTGAATCCCACCGGCCTTTGCATGTGCGGCTGTGGACAACCAGCCCCAATCGCCCTCCGTAGCAATGCGCGGCTTGGTCACATCAAGGGTCAGCCTGTTCGCTACAGGGTGGGTCACTCCCACAAAGGGAAAGAGCGAGGAGCAACGACGGCGCGCTTTTGGGCAAAAGTGGACAAGCGCGGGGCGAATGATTGTTGGCCGTGGCTTGCCGGAACCGACAATCATGGCTACGGCAAGTTTTGGGACGGGGAGCACATGGGCAGGGCGCATCGCTTCTCTTATCGATTGGCCAACGGCCCGTTTCCCAACGACCTTGATTGCCTGCACAAATGCGACAATCCACGCTGTGTGAATCCCGCTCATTTGTTTCTTGGCACAGCCAAAGACAATCATGATGATATGGTCGCGAAAGGCCGCAATAGCCCGCCCCCGCCCAATCAGGTGGAGGGCGAAGCGAATGGTCTGGCGCGCTACACCAATGCCCAGGTGCGCGAGTTTCGCCGCTTGTTTGCAGAGTCCGATATAAGCATCACTGCTTTTGCCAAACTTCATGGCGTTTCCTTCCCTACCATGTGGCGCATCCTGAATCGCACCACCTACCGCAACGCATAACTACTCAAGAATAAAATCGACTTGCCACTCCTGGCGTGCCATGCTTGCGCCTGCCAGCGCGCCAGGGTCGCGCTGCCGGTCGAGAACGTTGGCTAACCGAGTCTCAAAGCTGTTCGACCATTGATGGCCCTGAAACAGCACGTACAGCCGCGCCAGCGCCGTATCAATCGCCGAATACCCGCGGTCTTGATAAAGCCAAATCTCCACAATCTGCCGTGCGCTGGTTGTGCGGTCGTTGTAGTCCACCACCTCGCCCGTGGGCACGCTGCCACGCTGCCGCACCAGCGCGCACGGTTTGAGATAGCCGCTGGCGTCAAACGCGGTCGGCGTGGTGTCGCGCGTGATGCCCTCCGGCCCCACCGCGCTGCTCGTATACACGCCGCCGGTCAACGTCGCCATGAGCGTGGTATCGCCTGTCATACGCGTGCGAAAGTCATCTTCGCGTGCCACTTACCCGCCCTCTTTCACGCCACTTGGTGAGCGAGTGGCATTTGATTGCGCAAAGGCAATCAGGTCATTTGCATACTCCCGCGTCACCCAGAATCCGTATACATCCTGGAGGTTTTTGCGCACCTGTTCCGCGTCCCCCACAAGCATCTCAGGGCGTCGGGTGGGGTTGCGCACGTACGCGGCCAAGTCCGTGACAAACTTTTCTGTTGCCTCGAAGCCGTACGCGTCCTGGTGCGCCCGCCGCATAAGTTGGGCATTGCCGCGACTGCTACCCACCAGGCGCACAATTTTGTAACCCTGTCGCAACAACTCTGCTTCTTGTTCCGAATGGTCAGCCATGAATTTTCTCTCCCTTCGCGTAAGCGCGCCCCGCCCACTCGCGCATCCGTTCCAGGCGTTCCGCGTGCGCCAGCCCTGCCATGTGCATCAGACAGGCGTCGGCGTGCGGGTTCCGCATCTCGACACTGTTCCAGCGTTCGTCCAAAAAGTGCGTGCGCTGGTAGAGTGCCGTGGCGTGTTCGTGGCGAACAGGGAAGATGTCGCTGCCGTTGTGCGTGTACCCCAACAATTCGTGCAGCGCGGCTTGCTCCCACCACGGATGCGCCAGATACCCGGTCATCTCCCAGACTTGCCGCAACAGGGGCAGCATGGGCCGCCGTACCAGCCAGACGCCACAACTCGGTACCTCGCCCATGTCAAAGCCCAAGTGCGTGCGGTGGATGACCATTGCCTGCCAGGCGTCGGGTGGCACCGTCGCGGCCAAACACTCACGTCCCTCGACAATCACGACATCGGCATCCAGCCACAACACCTGTTCGTGCGTTTGCAGCAAGTGGGCTAGATAATGCACCTTCCACCAGCTTGGCGGGCGCGACGCGGGCACGAGCTGCGGCTCCACATACGCATACCCATGCCGCGCGGCGTAGGCTTGAAAGAGTGGGCGCGACAACGCCAATACGCTGGCATGTGGCCCCACGCCAAAGGTCACGAGCGCTTTGGACATTAGCCGACGGCCTCCGCCACGCCTTGCCGCTCACCGATGGTGTCAATCACATCGACAATGCGGTATTCATCCCCATTTAGCACAAACCTATCGCCCTCGGCCATCGCGGTGTTCGTCACTGTCGCGTGGTTGCGCACGCCGTACACAATGGCATTCATGCGCGGGGTGATGCCTGCCGCGCTTTCCCCGACACTGGCGCGATTATCCAACTCGACGCGCACCGTTTGCGCCGCGCGATTCACGCCCGCCGCGGTCTTGAGCGTGATGCTGACAGGCTTTTCCTGGATGCGACGCCAGGCGTCCGCGGCGCGTTCTTGTTCGCGCAAGGTGCGCTCTTGCGTGGTGGGTGCGCTGCCCGAAAGCCAGCTAGAGTAACTCAACATGGCTAGTACCCTGGATACTCATAGATGCGGGCGGGTTTGCGCTTGGTGCGCCCCGTTCGCACGCTGCTGCCGCTGTTGGCAAGCACCGCGCTGTCGAGTGCGGCTTGCCACTCGCTGAGCAATGCGCCCAGATGCGCGAACCGCTGCGACGCCTTCTCGCTGCTGTTGTTCTGCTGGTAGTCCACCGCACTTGCCGCCTGCGCCCTCAGTCTGCGAATGGCAATCACACGCGTGGCGGCCAGCAACGACGCCGCGTCCGTGTAGCTCTCTGCGACTTCGCTAAAAATGGCGTCAATCGTGGCATCGGCTAGACTTGTGGTGTCCGTCGCCGCGAGTCCCAAATCCATGCGTAGGCGTTGCTGTTCTGTCGCACTCGCCACTATCGCTCCCCTTTCTGGATGGCCAGCCCCACCGAGATGGTGACAAAGCCGCCAATCTCCATGCACAGATGCACCGGCGCGCGGTAGGGCGGTTTGTCTACATAGCGGTCGTTGGCCGTGTCGCCGCGCGTGAGGTCGAGCGTGATGCGGTGGCCCGCGGCCTGCATCTCGTGAGCAAATGCCTCTAAATCGCGCCGCCGGTACAGCACCACCCACCCCTTGTCGAGCGTGCGCTCGTTGCTGCTCACGTTGTACTCGGTCGTATGCACCACCACGCCCCCAGGGCGCACACACTCCAAACTGGCGCGGATAAAATCGAGACCCGCCTCCAGGCTGCCCAGATGGTCGAGGCTGCACGCGCTCCACGCGAAATCAAACGCGCCGCGCAAGTGGGGAGGCAAGGCGCGCATGTCTACCGCCTCAAACGCCACGCGGTCGGCAAACACATCGCGCTCGCAAATGCCCTGCCACGGCAGCGCGTCGAGCGCGTCCGCGTACTGCTGTGTGCGGCTCCACGCGCCCTCGCTGTCCTGCGGCGCGTCCGTGGCCAGCACGCGTGCGCCCAGTGAGGCAAAGAGCGCGGGCAGCGGTTCGCGGCCCACGCCAAAGCCCACGCCGAGCTTGCCCGCTTGCAGCATCCCGCACGCGTGCAGCGTCTGCGCGATGTAGACAAACTCCCACTGTTTGCGATGCGGTCGCGGCGTGTCGGCCAAACGTTCGCACCACACCGCATAATCGGGCGCGTCAAACTGCTGTTGCGCGCACAGCCTGCTCACGGGGTGCGTGGCGAGCATGGGCGATTCCCTCCCAGATGTGTAGCACGCGCTGGGCAAACGTTTCCCAACGGTACAGGTCGCGCGCCGCCTGCGCTTTGGCGGGCAGTAAGATCCGCGTCCATTCCCACGTGGCCGCCACCATTTTGAGATGGTGCGCCACGAGCTGCGCGTCGAGTTTGGCCCACACGCCTAAATCCTGCCCCTCCAAAATGCGGTTGCCGCGCCAGTGGGCCGTTTCCAGCGTGTAAGGCAAGGCATAGCCCCACTCGCGCAAATGGTCTGCCGTTCCGCTCCACCCCGTTGTCAACGCCAGCCCGCCGGTCGCTGAAAATTCTCTGGGAATTAACCCAAAGCCCTCGCCTTTGTGCGGGGCAATCAACACGTCGCAGCGATGGTAGAGCGCGGCGAGTTCCGCCTCGGTGTAGTCCTCTAAAATCACTTCGATGTTGGGGTTGGTGAAGGTAAAGGGCCGGTGATTGCCGCGCGCCTTGATGACGAGCTTGTAGCGCATATCCTCGCCAAAGGCACGCAGAAACGCCTGCAACGCCACCGAACCGCCCTTGCGCTCGCCCCTGTCGAGAAAGGCCAGGAAAGTCAGCGGCCCCTTGCCACTACGTTTTTGGTACTGGTACGCCTCGCCCACGCCCAACGGCACGACATGCACCGGCGCGCTCACGCCACTGTCACGAAAGACACCCGCGCAAAAAGTGGAGGGCACAATCACCGCATCCATCGCGTTCAGCGGGGCTATCCAATCCGCGGGCAGCATGGTGGACTCAAACATGGTGAGCGCAACGCGCGGGCCATGATGCACGAGAGGGTTGGCGTGCGCGTGGTAGTTCGTGGGGTAGCCCAGGAAAATGCCGCCCAGCGCGGGACGCACCGGCTGCGCGACACTCTGGCGCATCTCCGCGTCCTGGCTCTCCGTCTCGCGTGCGCCCATTGCAAAGAGGTTGACGCGCGCGCCCAGACGCGCCAGATGGCGGCCCAGTTCGAGGGCCACATGGCCGTAGGAATCATAGGCATCGAGAGAACCTGGCGCGCAGATGTTAATAATGTCAGGCATAGATACCCCGCGCTCGTGATATAATGGGCAAGTGGGATAGGACGGCCTCATGAACCGTCCGAAAAGCCAGCCTTACGGCCTTCCCACACCTCGACACGTAAGGCCAGTAAGGAGACAACACCCCATGAATACCCCGCTGAAACACTGCTGTCGCTGCGGTCGGGAATTGCCTGGCACTCGCGAATACTTTTACGCTGACAAACGCTCCTCCGATGGACTTTATGGGCATTGCAAAGCCTGCCACAATGCCGCTGTCCGCAAACGCTACGAAGGCGACCGGCGAGAGAAGACCCTTAAGGCTCAACGCCAATACCGGGAAGCCTTTCCGGAGCGCCGCAAAGCAGTAGTCAAGCGTTACTACCTTCGCCACAAAGACGAGCACCGCGAACGTACGCGCAAGCAAGAACAGAAGTCCACAACGAAAATCAGGAGGCGAGTCTATCGCCTGAACAATCTTGCTCGGTATCGAACTCTCGCCAAGAATCGCTATGCGCTTGAAGGGAATCTGCCGAACGACTTTACGGAATCCGATTGGCAATTTGCGCTTAACTACTTCGGCCATTGCTGCGCCGTGTGCGAACGCCCTCTCAATGGCCTCTTTCATAAGCCCCACGCCGATCACTGGATACCTGTTTCTAGCCAAGATTGCCCTGGAAGTGTCCCAACCAATATCGTGCCCCTCTGCGGCGGGGTAGGTGGCTGCAATCAGAGCAAGCACGCGCGCGATCCGCAAACATGGTTGCTCCAAAAGCTTGGTGATAAACAAGGCCGGGCAATCTTGGCTAAAGTTCAAGAGTTCTTCTCCCAAGTCCGTCAGGTTTAACCTACGAGGGCCATGAGATTTCTTCTACGCTGCGTAGAGGATTGGCATACACCCCGTAGTAAGAATCCCAAATACTTTGAGTCAGGAACCGGCTGACGTCCTGCTGCATCCCGTCGTTCTGCAACGCCTGCTTCTCGAAGCTGCGGAAATCCATGCCTCGATACTGCTGCGAGATGAGATACGCCTTGCCGCTGGTCACACCTGGATAGGTGACGGTCTTGTTGCCACGCGTGCCTGTCCACCCATCGTAGGCGATGATGCCGCGCACCATGTCGAGCGCGCTCGACTGGACGGTGACGCCCTGCTGCGGCACGCGCGTGAGGGCCATTTCCACCGTGAACAAGTCCGCGCTGCTCACCAACAGGTAGTACGGCCCGCGCCGCGGGTTGGTGGCATCCAGCTTGCTGTTGCTGATGGCATCCTGGATGGTAAGGAAATAATCCTCGGTCGTGTTGCCGCCGTCGGTGTTGGCCGCGGTCTGGTTGGAGGCCGCATAGCTGTAGCTGATGATGGGATAGAGATGCAGATGGTTGAGCAGCGCGTTGTGCGCTACGCCCATTTGCCGCTCAATCAGGGGCACGTTCCAAAGCTCGTTGAAAATTACGAGGTCTTTGCTGTACTCCAAGCCGGTCGCCCAATGGCGAATGGGCGTGCTTTGTTCGCTCGAAGAGATAGAGCTAAACTTCACCTCTCCCCCCTCGAACACTTCCTCAAAGACGACACCGCCTGGCCCGATCTTGTTGATACTGACATTTTTGGGCAGGCTCGCATCGCTCACGATGTCATAGAGCGGGGTGTAGAGAATGGGTTCCTCATCGCGTCCCGCATCCACCTCGAAGCGTTGGCGCGTCTGCCACTCGCTGCCAAAGGTGTCCGTACCCACGAACTCATAGATGCGGTGCCCGTTGCCCATTTCCTGCACAGGCCGCACATGGTCGGCAAGGCGCAGATGGGCCGGAAACGGGATGGTCGGCTTGCTCTTGGCGAGCAAATCGCGGCTCAATACTTTGATGCTCATAATGGTCTCGCCTCCCTTAGCTCAACAGCGCATTGTGCGCCAGCATGATGCCGGTCACGATGTTGTTGGCGTCTTTGTCCGCGGTGGCCTTGAAGAAGGCAATCTTGCCCGCGCCCGCGCTCGTGGTGTACGCCTCGTCATCGGGGTAGTGGCCGGCCACGTCCGCTACCTCCAAATAGACAATATCGCCTTTACTCACGCTGAGTCCCGCGGGCACCTTGAACTGATACTCGCGGTTGTCGGCAACGAGGGCGATGGTATCGCCGCTGTCGCCCGCGGCACCGGCCAGGCCAAGCCAGCCGTCTGCCACAATCACCGCGCCCTTGTCCACTTCGTAGAGCAAATCCACATTGACGGCCTTGCCGTCACTTTCAAACACCGCGGCTTCGCCTGAAACGGTTGTAGCCATTTAGTTACCTCCCTCTTGGGGAATCTGGAAATACTTGTGCTGTCCGTTGCGCGGGGCAACGGGGGTGCGCTGCGGCGGCCCCATCACGGTCGCCACGGTCGCCTTGAGCAACTCGCTCACATGCGCGCTAGTGGCAACCGCCTGGTACGCGGCCTCGGCCTCTTCCACGCTCTGCGGGTTGCGCGCGTTCACCAGTTCCGTGACGATGCCGCGCACGCTCTCGACCGCAATGCCCTTGTCCTTGTCTTCGACGAGTTCGCGGATGCGCGTCTGCACCGCGGCTTTGGCCTGTTCCTCGCGCGCCTGGCGCAACTCGGTCACCAGCTGCGTGAGGTTGGCCTTCTCATCCACGCCTAGCACTTGGCGCAATTCCTGCACCTGGGCCACTTCGGGCGCGGGTTGCGCGCTTTGCAGCACGGCAGCGCGCACCGGCTCCGGCAAAATCCTGGCATCGTCCGCGGTCAGTTCGCGGATTACCTGTGCTTTGTCCATTGTGTCATTCTCCTGGTATTCATCGCCTGTGCCACCGTCGCTCGTGTCATGCGCCAGCATTTCGGTTGTGAGGTGGGGCACCGCGGCCAAATCAGCAATTCCGGCTCTATCAGCCGGTGCAATGTCGATTTGTCCTAAGCGCAACGTATCCGCCTTCATGCGGTACGCCTGCTCCTTTTCGTCCCACACCCCCTCGGCAATGCAGTCAATCGAGGTGGCAATCTTCGTCTTGGTGGCCTTGTACCGCTTCAGCCGCTCTCTCGGCTCTCCCGCGGGCACATAGCCCTTGCCCCACAGCAGTTCCCCGACGCGCATCGCGCCCACCCAGTGAACTGCTTCGCTTGGGTACTCGGTTGCCCGCTGTTGGGGTGACAGATGACCAAACAAACCAACCGGCTTGTTGGCAAGCACCTG